AGATAACGCTATACTATCTGTAGCTTCTAATAATCAAGCAATATCTCCAGAGCAAGTTGTAGCACTACTTAAAGGTAACGTTAAACTAAATGATGATGGTCGTATAGAAGTTCTTGATAAAAATGGCAATGTAAGATATAACTCAAAAGGTGAACTGTTAAGCATTGAAGAAAATGTTAAAGAGTTCTTAGATACAAACCAACACTTCCGTATGTCAACACAAACGGGTTCAGGAAGTAAGGCGGCTATCGGTGGGTCAACTCCAAAACCCTTTAATTTGGCGGATATCGATTTGAAAACTAAAGAAGGCAAACTCGCTTATTCTAATTACAGAAAAGCAAGGGACTCTAAAGCGACTCAAATTGGTTAATTTTAAAACTTAAACTAACAATTATAATAAATAGGACATAATAAAATGGCAAACGAAACAACAAGTAGCACAGTATCGGAACTATATACTGAAATTGTAGCAGAAGCACAATTTGTAGCTGGTGAAAAATCAATCATGAGAAACTTAGTTAAAAACTATATTATCTCTGGTGGTGGAAAATCAGTTGAAGTTCCAATTTACCCAGTAGTATCAGCAGCAGCAGTAGATGAAGCAACTGATCTGTCTAATACTGCAATCAACCCAACTTCTGTTACTATAACAGCAAGTGAAGTTGGTGTAATGACAACTCTAACAGACCTAGCTAAAAACTCAGCACCTAGAAACGTTGCAGCAGATATTGGAAAAATATTTGGTAATGCAATCGCTCTTAAACAAGACGCTGATCTTACAGCTTTGTTTGATGGTTTCGCAACTTCTATAGGTGGGGCATCAACTGCTCTAACTCCAGCGTTGCTTTTCCAATCAGCAGCAACTCTTAAAACTTTAGGTTTAGACCTATCGGAATGTGCAGTTGTTATTCACCCTAATATCGCATATGACCTTAAATCTGGCTTAACTAATACTTTCGCTGGTTTATCTTCTGACGTTTCTAACGAAGCTATGAAAACTGGTTATGTTGGTAAAATAGCTGGTGTTGATGTTTATGAATCTGCTAATATGGCAATCAAAGCGTCTGCAACTGGTGACTTTACTGGTGCAATGTTCCACAAAGATGCTTTAGGTTTAGCAATTATGGAAGATATCAAAATCGAAGGTCAAAGAGATGCTTCTCTTAGAGCCGACGAAATTGTTGCAACAGCAGTATATGGTGTTGGTGAATTACATGACACTTACGGTGTTGAATTATATAATGATTCTTCAATCGTAGCATAATAATACTTAAATCTAGGGGGTAGCAATACCCCCTTTATTAAACTAATTTAAAAGGATTTAAAATGATAGATAACAATATTACAACAAGTGGCAACTTAAAAGGAATTAAAACTAAAGCTGGTGAAATGGTAAAGCTACAAAGAAAAGATAAAATTATTATTAGATCAAAATTAGACTATCTATCAAACAAATCTTCATGGGATTTAAAAGGTTTTAAAATAGCCGAAGATAAAGTTAAGGAAGTTAAGGAAGTTAAGGAAGTAAAAAAACCCAAAGAAGATAAAAAAGAAGTTAAAAAGGAGATTGAATAATGGCTAATTATACTGGATTAAATGTTATTGTAGAAGCAGACGTAACTAAGTATCAACCAGATGCATTTGGTTTTGGTATAGCTGCGGTAGATACAACGGCAGTTAATTACTTTGAACAAACAAATAATGATATATTAAGAAGATTAAGAATTGAATGGTTTTCAGTTAAAGATAGTGATGTTGAAATGGAAGATACCAGAGTTAACTTAGATCAATTTGAACGTTGCGGTGTTTATTTATTCTTAGGAAGATTCATGTTACCAGCATTAACTAAATTTAGATCAGAAGCAGATAAAGATAGATTCGAAAGAATGGCAGAATATTACATGACAGAATTTAATAAAGAATTTCAATCTATATTAGAAGATGGCGTTGAATATGATAGTGATGATTCAGCTACCATAGGTGATTCTGAAAAGGTTACTTTACATGGATATAACAGATTGATTAGATAATGGTTGCCTCAGTTACTTTTAAATCTAACTCTAAAGAAGTAATTACTGGCATTAAAAATTATCAAAAGAAACTTACAAGAAATATTACCAAAGGTTTAAAACAAGCTGGTTTTCAACTACTAGATATCATAAGAACTAAAACTAAAAGGGGTGTTGATTATAATGATAAATCATTTTACCCATACTCTAAAGGTTACTTAGATCACTTAGCTAAAAAAGGATATCCAACTAAAGTAGATTTATTTTACTCAGGAAGAATGTTAGGTAGTTTAAATCCTAATACATCTATTAAACATATTGGAAAATATACTGTATCAATAGGATTCACTAATTCCGAAATGAGAAAGAGAGCAGTATTTGTTCAAGTGTTAGCTAAAAATAAAAGAGAATTTTTTGGGTTTAACAATCAAACAGAACGTGTTATAGGTAATTCATTCAACAAGTTTATAATTAAACAAATGAGAAGGGTATAATGTCAATACGAGAAAATATAGCATCAAACTTAGTTACTGTTATTACAGCAATAAGTTCCCCTATAACTGTTAAGAAAATTAGCAGACAACCATTTATATTAGATGAATTATCACAACAACAATATCCAGCAGTAATAGTTCAAACCTCAGAAGAACAAAGAGAAGATGGAGAACTAGGAAGTGGTGCAAGAACTAGATTTGGACATATAGACTTTGTTATAATGGGATTTGTTAAAGGTGTAGATTCTAATTTAGATACTGCAAGAAATGAATTAATAACAGCTATAGAAACTGCTGTTGAACTAGATATTACTAGAGGTGGTAATGCGTTAGATAGTGGAATAGTAGAAGTAGAAACAGACGAAGGTACTTTATTCCCTTATGGTGGTATAAAGATGACTATTAGATGTATGTATGAGTATCAAGCTGGAACTCCATAAACTAATTGATTAAAATAACAAAATAAGATAAAAGGATATCATTATGGCTAAAGACATTAAATTATACAAAGACAAGGAAGAAATTACAGTCAACGAGAATAATGTTGATTATTACAAATCTTTAGGTTACACAACCGAAAAGAAAAAGAAAAACAAGACTCATATAAATCAACAACATATAAGGATAAAATATAATGGCAACTCATCACGGAAAAGAAGGATTAATTAAAGTAGGTTCAGATACTATCGGAGAAGTAACTGGATTCACAATAGAAACAACAGCAGATGTAGTAGAAGATACTGCTTTAACAGACGCTGCTAAAACATTTTAACTGGAAGAACATCTTTTCTGGTTCAATTGAAATGCATTATGACGAAGCAGATACAGTTCAAGCTACTATGTTAGCTGGTACTGCAATCACTTTCATATTCCAACCCGAAGGAGCAACTACTGGTGATGAAACACTTAGTGGTGCTTGTGTGGTAACTGGTATGTCTATCTCTAACGCTATGGACGGTGTTGTATCAAGAACTGTTACAGTTCAAGGTACTGGTGCATTAACTATTGGTACTGCTTCATAGTAGTATATGTCAATAATTGATAGAGCAACAACTCACTTTGGAAACTTAAAGACTTTAGAAATTCATGTTGAAGAATGGAAAGATGACAACGATAAGCCATCTATCTTTTACTCAGAACCATTAACACTTGAACAAAAAAATATTATTTTTAAGAAATCTAATAATTTTCAAGACCTAACAGTTTTAGTTGATTTACTGATTATGAAATTGAAAGTTAAAGATGACAAAGGTGAACTTGTTAAAGCATTCCAACCAGAAGATAAATTTGCACTTAGGCAGAAAGCAGACTCTAATATTATTTCAAATATAGCGAATAAAATATTAGCTGAAACTTCTTTAGAGGATATTGAAAAAAAGTAAGTAGTGACCCAGAGATGGCGTCACTTTTTGCTGTTTGCGATAGATTCAAATTTACAATCCAACAATGTTTAGATATGCCATTAGAGCATTATAATACCTTACTGTATTTCTTGATTAAAGAGGGAAAACAGTATAAAAAGGACTCTGACTTAAATAACGCAAAACACGGTAGATAATGGCTTCTCAAAATTTAAAGATTAACATAACAGCAAAAGATCGTTCTAAACAAGTACTATCAGGTGTTCAAGGAACTTTAGGTAGTCTTAAAAATCTATATTCTCAGTTCAATCAGCATTCATAGCTATGGGTTCAGTTATGGTTATTAGATCAATAATTAAAGCTGGATTACAAATAGAAAACTTAGGTGTACAATTAGAAGCATTAACTGGTTCTGCTGCAAAAGGTAAAATCATGTTAAAGCAAGTTGTTGATTATGCTAAGAATACTCCCTTTGAACTTTCAAATATTCAACAAGGTATTACATCACTAGCAACTGTAGCTGAAAAAGCTGAATCAATGGGAATATCATTTGAAGAACTAATGAAAATTACTGGTAATACCGCAACACTTTTAAATGGTGACTTTGCTTTAGCTGCAATGCAGATACAAAGAACATTTAGTGCTGGTATTGGTGCGGCAGATTTATTTAGAGATAAAGGTATTAAAGCAATGGCTGGTTTCTCTGCTGGTGCTGTAACAAGTATTGATGAATCTATTACTAAAATGAAAAGTGCATTTGGTACTGGTGGTAAGTTTGGAGAACTAACAGCTAAACTAGCATTAACATTAACTGGAACTTTGTCAAATTTAAAAGATACACTATTTACAATTAAGACAGAAATAGCTTCTGGATTCTTTGATCAAATGAAAAGAGAGTTAGGAGATTTAAAGGATTTTTTTAGAAGATAATGATCAAGAGATTAGAGAATTAAGTAGAAGTCTAGGTGGAGTATTTTCAGAAGCTATAATTAAAGCTGGTAAAGCAGTACGATTTATGAAAAATAATACCGAAGAATTACAAGCATCTATGGGCATATTACTTATTGCTATGGGTGGAGTTATAAAAGTAGCTGTTGGATTATATGCAATAATGGACGCTGGAAATAAAAAATGGGAAAAAATTGCTGTTATGTGGGGTGATGGTTCAAATCAATTTAATTCAATAAAACTTTCAGCACAAGAGGTTCAAGATTTAGCAATAAAAATTAATAAAGAATCAAAAACTTGGGTTAACAATCTTGGTGCTATTCACGCTGGAATGAAAATTATAAAAGTAGAAGCTAAAAAAATAGACAAGACATTTGAACAACTTAATAAAGATAAATTAAAAACAATGCAAGAGAAGTTTGAAGATATGAGTAACACGCTAAAAGAAGGTATTAATACTGCTATTACAGATATGTCAACTATGTTAGCTAGATCAGTAAGTCATGCTGAGAACTTAGGTGAAGCTATGAAAACAATGGCTAGAGACCTTGCGTCAAAAATATTAGCATTCTTTATTGAGATGGTAGCTAGACAAATATATTCAGTAGCATTAGAAAAATTAAAAACTATGAATTAATTAAACAGTTAGGTATTGAAAAAATGATATCACACGAAAAGAAAGTACAAGCTGTAACTTCTAAAGGTAATCTATTTTCATCTATATTAGGTGCATTCGGTGGAAGTTTAAGTACAAGTGGTGGTTCAATGGCTACTAAAGCAACTGGTGGTGCGGTATCTAAAGGTACTCCATATATGGTTGGAGAGAATGGTGCTGAAATGTTTGTACCTAATCAATCAGGACAAATTACTCAATCAGCTAGAGGTGGTTCTGGTGGTGGTTCAACTACTGTTAATTTTAATATTACTACAAATGATGCTTCTGGTTTTGATGAATTGTTAATTAGAAGTAGAGGAACTATTAGTGCATTAATTAATGATGCGGTTAATGAAAGAGGACAAGGTAATTTAGTATAATGTCAGGAACTTTTCCAATAGCAACTTCAAAATTCAAATCACTAGGCATACGATCTAGTCAAGATACTATTATATCTAAAACGGTATCAGGTAAAGTATTAAAAAGACAAATAGATAATCAAAGATGGTTATTTAGTATTGAAATTATAACTGGTAAAAGATCAGATGTTTATGGAGAACTAATGGGATTTATGATGAAACAAAGATCAGGCTTAGAGAACTTTCAAATAGTGCCACCTGAAATAAAAAATGCTAGAGGAACTGCTGCTGGAGTACCTACTGGTTCTGGAAGTGCTGGGGGAACTACAATTACTTTAGCTGGAAGTGGAACTGGTTCATTATTATCAGGAGATTTTTATAAAATTTTGCGAGTCATGATAAAGTATATATGGTTGTCGCAGATACAGCAGATATTTCAGCAACTAATACTTTAACTATTGAACCACCCTTAACAGTAGCAGTAACTACTTCAACTATTACTTATGATAGTGTTCCATTTACAGTATATCAGGTTGATGATACTCAAGATTATGGTGTAGTAGGTGTTGACAAAGATGGAAACTTCCAATACAAGTTTCAGATGGACTTAGAAGAAGCACTTTAACAATTAATAGAAAGAGATATATGCAAGAATATTTAATTAAGTTTTGGTATGATTTTGATGAAGTTTATACTCATAAGTTATGGGGTATATTAAAAGATGATGAACTCTTTATACTTAGAGATCAGAATATTGGTGGCATAACTGTACTTGATGTGATAAAAGGTTATGAGAACATAACAAGAACAACCTTTGAACTATATGAGCAGAACCCTAACAACAGCAGTAAAGAACCAGTTAGCAACAAATGATATTAGACCAGTTCATCTAATAAGTATAGGTTTTGGTACACCAGTTTATTTAACAGACTCGTCTTATCCTTTAACTTCATCTATTAGTGGTACTTCAAGAACTTATACTGCTTCTGATTTTCTTATGGGTTTCTCAGAATTTTCAGAATTATCAGACATAACTAAAGCTAGTGTAAAATTAACATTATCTGGTGCTAATCTAACTTATATATCAGTAGTATTAAATGAGAATATAACAAATGTTCCAGTGAATATTTATAGAGGTTTATTAGATAGTAGTAATGATATTATTGAAGACCCATTTCTTTTATATAGTGGAGTGGTGGAAAGTTTTAGTATTGGAGAAAATTCAAAATCTAGTTCATTAACATTGTCGGTTGCTTCTCATTGGGCGGACTTTGATAAAAAGAATGGAAGAAAAACAAACAATACATCACAAAAAAGATTCTTTAGTACAGATGTAGGTATGGAATTTGCTTCTGAATTAACTAATGATATTAAATGGGGTAGGGAATAATGAATGATATTACAAACCTATTTAAAACATTTGATAAGTATAAATATAATACTACAGAAGAATTAGAAAAACATATTGAACCATCAATAAATCTTAATCAATATAAAGTATTTGAAGATAAAAATGGAATATATGGATTTGTTAATTGGGCATACTTAAATAAAGAAGTAGGAGATGGTTATAAATTAACTGCCAAGATTAATATGCACAATTGGAACTGTGGAACTGATTTATGGGTACATGATATAGTTGCATCAAGAAAAGGTAAGGAAGTTATGTTGTGGATTTATCGTTATACTATGAGTGTATTAAAACTTAACGATAAAGTTCAATGGCTAAGATTAAATAAGGATAATAATATTTA